CCTTACGATAAATAGTCTGCGGGTCAGTCGTTCTGTTTACAAGACTCGGATTTCCAGAAACAGTCTTCTCCTTGCCTTTCTGATAACCCTTTGCTCTAAGGCTATTTCCTCTTACGTCCATCTGTCTTGTACGGATCCTGCTTATTGGGCTCTTATGCGCCTTATTAATAACAGCGCTTACCCATCCCTGATCTCTCTCGATAAGTTCCGGTGCTCCAGGATAAATATCTTTGTACTCCGGGAACAGGAATTCAAGATCCTCATCATCAAAGCCATGCGAAAGTGAGTTATTATCCTCAGCATAAACGCTTATTGCGTTCTGAAGGGTCCCGACTGTCTTATTCTTAGCAAGTCCTATAATCTTTTCCTGATCAGCATGGCTAAGGTAGTTGTTATCCTGCATATCGTTGTCAAACACATTGTGCTTCATTCTGTTATCTCCTTCATCTTCATCTTCATCATCTTCGTCGTCATCGACGTCTGTCTGTTCTCTAAGAGCCTCTCCAACCAGTGCATAAACTACTGTCTTCTGTTCTTCTGTCATAGAATTGAATACATCTGCGACAGTCTTATCGTCGTTTTTCTCTTCCGGCTTTCCAGTTTCTGCATGATAAAGCTCTAAAGCATCTTCTTTCTCGTAAAACATTATTACGGCATCCTCCTCTGAATTTTCTCCATGAATCATTACTGAATCGATGTACGCACCCGGATTTGCTCCCGAGTGAACTAAACTGACTTCTCTTATAACACCATGAACGACATCTGCGCCGTTTTGCTTAAGGTTGTTAGCATATATGGATAGCGCAACAATGTCGCCATGCTGAACCAAAGCTTTACCTATGGCTCCGCTCTCGGTGTCATTAAAAAAGCCATACGCATACACGCCTTCTGGTCTATTTTTAAGTAAAGCGTGCCCCATCACGTTCTCTGGTTCATTATGCTGATGATTCCATACAAGCGGAACCGTCTGACCATCATTAACCAGAAACGCATCTCTTTTAATGGTACGACCATCGGAACACTTTATGTCGTTCCGAGTAGCCCATCCACTAAAATCATAGCGTTCAGCCATTTTGAATTTCCTCCTCTGTTTGTACAGAATTTTCTGTGTCAAAAGCATTTGGACTCTGAATTTGTTCTTGAACTGCGGCTGATGATTGATTTAAATTCTTGTTTCTAAGCTCGTTTGCCGCTGGATCATCTGATGGTTTAAGACCAATAATCTGTCTGATTTCATTAGAGGTCATGATTTCATTACGGGTCATCTTATCTGAAATTTCAGCAATCTCATTAACCGGAACAAGTTTAAACGGATCCTTAAAGAACAGTATTGACTGTTTTCTAGACCTTGCCGCGGACGTTAAGAACTTCCTTCGCATCTCTTCTACAATTGACGACATTATTGATTCTACTGTTCGGCTCGTATAATTCAGCATAGTTTTTTCGTCTGCAGATCCATCTAATATTCCTGATGTTAATCCTAACTGGCTGTAAAGCATACTCGTTAAATATTCAATCTGGGACATTAGATTGTTCTCAACAGCACGGTTTAACTGAGTTATATGTTCTGTGCCATCAATATAAGCTATTCCATATTTAGAACCGGACAATTGATTCTCTATTAATTTTCTTCTATCTTCTGCTTGCTGACGACGCTGATCGGTCTTAATTACGTATGGCAACTGAATTATCAAATCCAATTTACCAGATCCACTCTGCTCGTCAATAGCATCCAAAAGATTCAATTTTCTTATAAGTCTTTGTAACGTAGAGTTTGGCTCATTCATAACCGAGTAAAGAGGATTCTCTACAATACAAACTGATCGTTTTGGTAATAGAACGTCTTCTTTTAAACCCGTTCTATCGTTGTAAACATTAACTTTTACATGTCTTGGATACCACTGAGTTATTCTACCAGTACGCATAGTCTCAATATTAAAAGTTCCTGGATCGTTAGGATCAATATCTGTATCGACAGGAACGATTGCTATGCATCCCTCATCTAATAAAGAAAGAGCCATATCTTGTTTGAAGGCTCTTGCTGTTTGGTCAATATTAGCTTCTACTGTAAGACACTCATTTAAACTAGACTCAATAGTTTCTAAATATCTTCCTTCATCATCTAGTCTAACATGTCGAATATCTATCGCAGCGACATCCATCGCAATTCTATTGTATATAGAAGTAACAATAGATCGTTCATTGCCTCTTGTTAGTCTTGGCCTATCTGGCCGTATAGAATAGCTTGGTCCGTAATTATAGTCATTTATCGTAGGATCACGGTTCATGAATACGTTCCAAGCTTTTTTCAAACGAGTAATAATATTTAATTCCACGTTCTTATTACCGTCCTTTTTTATTTAGTGGCTTCTATTGCTTCGTCCTCACTCACTATCGAATATCCAACTCTATCCGTTATTGGATTGTATGCGGCAATAACTTTACTAGGAATGAGTTCTTTATTCTTTGCTGTGCATAGGTATATATCCACACCGTTTTTTGTGTCTTTTTTTTCAAACGAATATACACCACCAATTTCCTTTTTAACCTCATCAAGTTTGCTCATATTACTTCCCCCTTCTCGGCATTACAGCTTCCATAATCTTTTCTTCGTTTATTGTAGCATTATCAGTTCTAGCAAAGTCATACGTCGAAAAAGATGTTTTACAAATAATTGATTCGTCTAAATTCTTATATATCTTATTACTCTGACAGTCCCTTATTATAGTTTTTCCGTTTTCTCTTTCCCAAACCATCGAATGCCTTGAGTGATACGGACCAACCTCACAGTTAATAAAACCACGAGAATTATTGGGCATTTTGTCAATTTATTTAATTAAATTATTGTATGATTTTGAGCTATTAATATCTTTTGGACTTAAATTAAACCATTTTGCTTGATTTCTATTAGACCTTCCTAATGCTGTATACGCTGCCTGCACGTCATAGCC